CTGCCGGGGCTTGCGTGGGGCGTAGGGCGTGCCGTCCGGGTTTTTCTGCGCGGCGATGCGCTGCTGCTGGGTGCGGCGCAGGTCGCGGGCGATGGCGCTGGTGGCTTTGCGGCGCTCGGCGGGCTGCAGCTGGTTGAGCAGCGCGCCGGCCCAATCCTCGAGGGCTTGCAGATCGTCAGCCATTGCTTGGTCCCGGGTGCGGGCTGGCGATGTCGGTGCCGGTGCCTGCCGTGCTCTCCCACTCGGCGAGCACCTCGCCGTCCGCGATCAACTGCCATGGGCCGGCGGGCAGGTACTCGTCGAGCTGCGGCTCCGGCGGATGTTCGATGTGCAGGGTGCCGTCATCCAGCCGCTTGACGATCACGCGCTCGGTAAGCGGCAGGGTGATGCTGAGGTCCACCTTCTTGTTGTCGAGGATGTCCGCCTCGAACTTGATGGCATCCCTGCCTCGCTCGAGGTTCTCCATCAGCTCGCGCTGGTTCGTCAGGACCCATGCGAACAGCGGGATGGCGATGGCGTCCGGGTGGCCGGCGAAGTCCGTCAGGATCAGGTTCAGCGTGTAGCTGTATTCGAACGACAGACCCGGCGCCGCGGTGCTGCGCATGCTGCCGTTGTCGACGAACACCAGCAGGCGGTCGGGGTTGCGCTTGAGTTCGGGGATGGCGGCGACCAGGTGGGCGCGCAGCGATTCGGGTTTGTTCATGGCTGGGCCTGCTGGTGGCGGTGGAGCATGTCGACCTGGGCGGCACATTCGGCCCAGGCGGTTTCGAGCGCCTCGAGGTCGGCTAGCAGGTCGCCGTTACTGTTCGGCGCCGATGGCGGCAGCTGGCAGGGCGTCACGGCGGGACAGCCAATGCTGATAACCAGCGGCTCCGGTGACTGCGGGGCGGTGGCGCAGCCGGCGAGCAGCAGCAGGCAGAGGCTGATCAGCCCATTCGCGTAGTTCGGCGTTATCACGTTTGAGTCCCTCGATGGTGATCTGGCGGGCAGCAAGCGCCTGGCGCAGTTGGCCCTGTTGCTCGCGCAGGCTGGCCTGGGCGGCGCGCTCGGCGCCGAGCGCCTGCTCCTGGGCGACGATGACGGCAGCCTGCCGGGCGTTGCGTTGTTCGGCCTGCTGCTGGCGGGCGGTGGCCAGCTCCGCCCTCGCCTGCTCGGTCTCGATACGATGTTGCTGCAGGACGATGGCGGCCAGCAGCGTGGCAACCACGGCGGCGGCGATGAGCCAGAGGCGCAGGGCGGTCACGCCGCCTGCTCCTGCCCGCCGGCGAACTCGGCGTAGGCACGGGCCAGCTTCACGTCGTAGAGGTTCTTGGCGTAGGCCGGGCCGTTGTAGCGCTTGGCGAACTCGGCCCACTTGCGGGCCTTGAGCGCCTTGAGCAGCGCCGGGTCCGCCTCGATGAACGAGACGAAGGCGTCGAGCTGGGCGGCCTCGCTGAGCTGCATGCAGTCGGCGAAGTGGCGCGCGTCCATGTAGCCGAGGCGATCCCAGTGGTAGCCCATGATCTGGAACAGGCCCCAGCTGGCGGATTCGAGCGCGGCGTCCGCGTGGATCTGCTTGGCGTTGGCCAGCCGTTGGTGTTCAGCCACGCCGCCGGCGTAGCCGCCGGGACGGCGGTTGACCAGGCCGGGATGCTGCGCGGTTAGGGCATCGGCCTTCGCTTCGCTCAAACCGTGAAGCTGCAACTGGCGGTGCATTACATGGCGCTCGAACAGAATTGCCGGGCGCCCATTGGGCAGGAAGCCCTCGCCCCGGCTTTCCACGGCGTTCACGGCCTTGATGCTGGCCAGCGACACGCCGAGGCGCTGCGCGGCCTGGACCAGATCCTGTTCCTTGAGCAGGCGGGTGCAGTCCTGCCCCGCGAGGGCAGCCAGTGTCTTGGGGCCAGCAACGCCGTCCACCACCAGGCCGATCTTCTGCTGGTAGGCGCGCACAGCCGCTGCGGTTTTCGCGCCGAAGTCGCCATCCAGATACAGGCCAGCGCCGTGGCCATTGAGCAGTTGCTGAAGGTGTCGCACGGCCTGGCCGCGGTCGCCGAGGGCAAGGGGCTGGGTCATAGCTGTTCTGCCTTGCGCTCGAACACGCGCTTCGCGCCGGCACGCACGCCCTCGGCACCGACCAGGCCAATGATTCCGCCGAAGAACGGCGCTGCAGACAGGGGAATGCCGAACAGGCTGAGCCCGTGGCTGGCGGCGAGCGTGATCAGGCCGCACACCAGCGACTCGCAGCAGATGCGGCGCAGCGAGCCCCCGCCGAGCATGAGGCGAGACCCGGAAATAGCCGCCGCCAGGCCAGCTGCGTAAAGGATCGGGAAGTTGTGCTCCAGCAGGGCGGCGAGCCACGCCCAGGTTTCAGGTCTGTCAGGCATGCGCTTCATTCCAGTGTCCACAGTTGATCAGTCCCATAGGTTCACCATCTGCCGGCGCTCGGCTTGCGGCGCGGCGTCGGGCAGCGTGATCAGGGTTCCGTTGGGGATGACCGGGCCGTGATCGGCCAGGCCGGGGTTTGCTTCTAGCACCTGCTCGACCACGCCCGCGGTGCGCCCGTAGTGCCGCCAGCAGATGGCGTCGACGGTGTCGCCCTGCTGGGCGCGGACGCTGGCCATCAGATGAGCTCGACCGTGGTGTGCACGCGGCCGAGGATGCTGCGGATCGCCCAGCGGGCGTCGCGGCGGTACTCGTCTGCGGTGGGGGTGACGGCTTCGGCGCGCTCGGCGCCCTCGCCGGTGGCGCTGTAGTCGCGGTACCGCTCGGCCAGCTCGGCACCGGCGGTGCAGTAGATGGCGCGACGGTAGAGGTGCAGCAGCTGGCTTTCGCCCTGGATCGAATCGGCCGGGACGTCAGCAAGGGTGGCGGCGCCATCGGCCTTGCGCAGCGTCTTGTAGCCGACCAGCTCGCGGTTGGTTTCGATGATGGCGTTGACGGCGGCGACCTCGAGGCGGGCGTCGGTGACGCTGCCGTCCAGGCGTAGCGACTCGCGCATGTGCTGGCCGTCCAGGTCGGGAAACCAGCCATCGTTGATGATGAGGTGCGGCTCGTGGCTGCCCCCTGCTGCGATGAATGCGCTCATGTTCTTGCCCTTGGTTCGGCGGTGGTCGGGGCGTCACAACTGGGCAGGAGAAACCCGTTGATCAGCCCCGAGCCGCCGAGTGCGTGGGGGACGCTCAGTTAGCGGGTGGCGCGTCGGCCGGAGCCGGCGCGGTGTCCGCGTGTTTTTTCAGCAGGCGCTCGACGCGCTCCAGGTCCTTCTTGCCGCCGCAGTTGCTGTGCAGGTCGATGGCCTTGGCTAGGTGCGCCTTGGCCACGACGAGATAGCCGACGTGCGTGCGCGTGAGGTTCTCGTCCGGCACTTTCGCTGCGTTCGCTTTGCCCAGCGCCAGGTGCAGCTTGGCGCGGGCCTCGTCCGGCATATCGTGCGAGTCCGTGACGCGCCGCGCCTGCTCCAGGACATCCAGCGGGAACTCGGCGCCGGACTTCTGGGCCTTCAGCGCGGCGTTGGCCACCTCCTCTGCCAGCAGGCAGCCGGTGGTGCGCGCGAAGCGATCCGGCATCTTGAGGTTGTGCTCGAGCACGTAGCGGCCGATGGTCAGCGCGCCGGCGAAGTCGCCTGCGTCGATGCACCAGACCATGATCGTGGTGAGCACGTCGTCCTGCGCGCCGTGGCCGGCGGACAGCACGCCTTCGATGTAGGGCTGGTAGGCCGGGATGAGCGAACGCTTGAGCTCAGCCTTGCCCTGCTCCGACTGCACCTGCTTGAGGCGCAGCCGGTCCTGGTTGAGTTGCAGCAGCTGCTGTTCGTAGGCGGTGGCGCCGGCCATGGACCGCTCCGGCGCTACCTCAGCAGCCTGCAGGGCTGCGCGCTTGCGCAGCTGGTTGCGTTGGGCTGGGCTGAGCATGGGTTACACCGCCTCGATGTTTTCGACCAGGGCGACCAGACCGAAGTCCTCGATCACGTAGGCATCGTTGCTCGACTGGTAGTCGGCGATGCGGTCGTACTCCGGCTCGTCCTTTACGTGCCGGCGGCGAGCGCCTTCCTGGAAGTAGATCGACATGTTGCTGAGCGTCGTGACCAGCACGGTACCGGCCGGGAAGAACGGCGCGTCCACTGGCGGCAGGCCGCCGACGCGGGCGCGGGACATGATTTCCTGCGCGGCATTCTCTTCCTGGTTGGAAGTGGCGCCCTTCTCGACTGCTGCGAGCAGCTTGTCGTGCATCAGGTCGCGGGAAATCATGACAACCAGATCCGGGCGGTTGCGGTGCCACGGCTCAAGCATCTGCACCGCGTCGAAGACGACGCCGTCGAGGGTCTTGTAGTCGCCGGTGGCACCCACGGTGACCTTGCCGGAGGCGGCGACGACTTCATCCAGCACGCGATCCGGCGCGCCGACGCGGATCTTCTGTAGCCAGCCGATGTTGACGTCTTCCAGCATGGGGCTGGTGGCGATGTCGGTGGCCGGAGCAGCGGCGGTGCCGTTGAAGCCGATCATGATGCGGTCCAGTGCCTGACGCTGCGCGATGGCGGCGGTGAGGCGGGTCTGGAAGTCGGGGAACTTGGCCCAGGCGTCGATCAGTGCGTAGGGGAACGCGCTGTCGAAGTTGGTCTGCTTACAGGCGTAGCTGTCCTTGGCCAGGGTCTGACGCTGGGCCGGGTTGCGACGGTTGCCGGCTCCGGTATTGGTGCGGCTGGCGATCGGACCGTTGACGCCCAGCAGGATCGCTTCGCCTTCCTGCTCGGTGACACCGATCAGGTTGATGCGGCCGAGGAAGGCGCTCGATTCCTGAATGGCGGTTTCCAGGCTCTGCTGCACGGACGGCAGCACGTTGAATTTGACGATGGCCGAGGTGATGCCGTTGAGCTTGGCGACCTGGTTCAGGTAACCGTCGAACTTGAGGCGAGTTTCGTTGCGCATGGTGTGCTCCAGTGGGCGGGTCGGGGGTCAGAACGCGGCCAAGATTTGGCCGTTGCCGCCCGTGGCTGGCGGACGCTTGAACTGTTCGGGGGCTGGGGTCTCGCTGAGCTTCTGCTTGAGCGCCTCCAAGTCGGTCTCGAGCGCGTGAAGCTTGGTCTCGATGCCGTGGCGGGCGCCTTTCTCGACGCGGAGCGCTTCGGCCTGATCGGCTGAATGAGTGGCGATCTGCTCAAGGGTTTCGGCCAGTTCCTGGAACTGTTCCTCGGTCTGCTTTCCCTTGCCGAGCAGTTCACTGACCTTCTTGAACAGGCCAGCGACCTTAGAGGGGGTGTCGTCCATTTCCTCGAATTCGAGCGCGGCTTCTTCGGCTGCGGAGAAAAGGTTGTCCTTGTCCTGCTTGCGGCTGGCTAGCGTGCCGTGCTTGGCGCTGAACTCCAGCGCCTCGGTACCAAGGCTCGCGGGGCTGTCGGTGACGGCCAGGCCGACCAGGTAGGCCTGGTTGGTGTTGGCGAACTTGGGCTGGATTTCCATCGAGGTGTAGATCTTCTGGCCCTTCTTGTTGAGGGCCAGCAGCGCCTCGTTGGGCTGGATCTGGGCGAACAGGGCGAGCTTCTTCTCGCCGCCGATCTCGATTTCCTCGGTTTTCAGGGCGAGCACGTCGCCGTAGGCGCCGAACATCGAGTCGGGCGCGATGCCCTTGATGTGCTCGACGTTGATGCGCGCGCCGTAGGTGTCGCGGTTGTAGCTGGCGGCCATCTGCTCGAGCCAGGTGCGCTCGATGGTGCGGCCATCGGTGGTGGCGCCCTCGACGCCGATGCGGAACCAGGCGGAGCGGTATTTCTTGGTGTCGGTCTTGCCGGCCATGCGGGCTTTCCTCAACTGGTGGCTGCGTGGGCAGGTGTAGTGAGGGCATGGTCGGCAGCCCGCGCCAGACGTGCCACTGGCCCGCCATGTACTGGCCGGACGTACAGGACGCGGGGGTAACGGCTCGCGCGCGTGAGCGGCAGCATCGGCGCCATGAATGCACCCGCCGAACTCCCCGCCCAACGTGACAACCGCCGCCAGGCCAAATTTCTGTACTGGACGAGCTGGCGCATCACGGATATCGCCGACTACCTGGGCGAGAAGGAGAAGACCGTCCACAGCTGGAAGGCGCGCGACGAGTGGGACCGGGCCGACAATGTGGAGCGGATCGGCGGGGCGCTGGAAGCCCGCCTGGTGCAGCTGATCCTGAAGGACGGCAAGACCGGCGGCGACTTCAAGGAAATTGACCTGCTGCACCGCCAGCTCGAACGCCAGGCGCGCATCCAGCGCTATCAGGGCGGCGGGACCGAAACGGATCTGAACCCGAATCTCGCCAAGCGCAACGAGGGGCCGAAGAAGGCGCCGAAGCGCAACGAGTTCGCCGAGGAGCACGTCGAGCAGCTCGAGGAGGCGTTTCGCGATGGGTGCTTCGGTTACCAGCTGGACTGGTACCGGGCCGGCAACCAGCGGACGCGGGCGATTCTCAAGTCGCGCCAGATCGGCGCCACGTTCTACTTCGCCCGGGAAGCGCTGCTCGATGCGCTGATCACCGGGCGCAATCAGATCTTCCTGAGCGCTTCGAAGAATCAGGCGCACATCTTCAAGGCCTACATTCAGGGCTTCGCGCGTGAGGTGTGCGGCGTCGAGCTGGCCGGCGATCCGATCATTCTGAGCAACGGCGCGGAGCTGCACTTCCTCGGCACGAACGCGCGCACGGCGCAGGGCTATCACGGCAACTTCTACTTCGACGAATTCTTCTGGACGTTCAAGTTCAACGAGCTGAACAAGGTGGCGTCCGGCATGGCGATGCAGAAGCAGTATCGCCGCACCTACTTTTCGACGCCCTCCTCGATGGCCCATGAGGCGTACAGCTTCTGGACCGGCGAGCGGTTCAACAAGGGCAAGCCGGCGGCGCAGCGGATCAACATCGATATTTCCCACGATGCGCTGCAGCAGGGCCGGCTGTGCGAGGACCGGATCTGGCGGCAGATCGTGACCATCCTGGATGCCGAGCAGCGCGGCTGCGATCTGTTCGACATCGAGGAACTGCGCCTGGAGTACAGCGCCGAGGCCTACGCGAACCTGCTGATGTGCCAGTTCGTCGACGATGGCGCCTCGATCTTCCCGCTGGCGGTGCTGCAGCCGTGCATGGTGGATAGCTGGATCGAGTGGAACGAGGACTACAAGCCGTTCGCCGATCGGCCGTTTGGCGATCGCCAGGTGTGGGTGGGCTATGACCCAGCCGAAACAGGGGACAGTGCCGGCCTGGTTGTGGTGGCTCCGCCGCTGGTACCGGGCGGGAAGTTCCGCGTGCTTGAGCGCCATCAGTTCCGCGGGATGGACTTCGCCGCCCAGGCCGAGGCGATCCGCCGGGTGACGCTGCGCTATTGGGTGACCTACATCGGTATCGACATGACGGGCATGGGCTCGGGCGTGGCGCAGCTGGTGAAGCAGTTCTTCCCGAACCTGACCACCTTCAGCTACTCGCCGGAGGTGAAAACGCGCCTGGTGCTGAAGGCCTATGACGTGATCCACAAGGGCCGGCTCGAATTCGACGCCGGCTGGACGGACCTCGCCTCCTCGCTGATGGCGATCCGCAAAACCACCACGGCCAGCGGCCGGCAGATGACCTACACCGCCGGCCGCACCGATGAAACCGGCCACGCCGATCTGGCCTGGGCGCTGTTCCATGCCCTGCACAACGAGCCGCTCGAGGGCATGACCGCCCAGAACACCAGCTTTATGGAGATCTACTGATGACCACTGACATTGCAGCCGCACCTGCCCCAGGTATCGAGGCCTTCACGTTCGGCGATCCGATGCCGGTGCTCGACGGGCGCGAGCTGCTCGACTATCTGGAATGCTGGCTGAATGGCCGCTGGTACGAGCCGCCGCTGTCGCTGGATGGGCTGGCGAAGTCGACCAGGGCGAGCGTGTTCCTGCAGAGCGGGCTCAACTTCAAGCGCAACATGTTGGAGCGCACCTTTATCCCGCATCGCCTGCTGAGCCGGCAGGCATTCGGCCAGTTCGCCCTGGATTGGTTGTGGTGTGGCAATGCGTACCTGGAGCGTCGGCAGAACATGCTCGGCCAGCCGCTGAGCCTGCAGCCGACGCTGGCGAAGTACATGCGCCGCGGTGCCGACTTGGAAACCTATTACCAGGTGCGCGGCTGGCGCGATGAGCATGAATTCAAGGCCGGGACGATCTGCCATCTGCGCGAGGCGGATATCAACCAGGAGGTGTACGGGTTGCCGGAGTGGTTGTCGGCGCTGCAATCGGCGCTGCTCAATGAGTCGGCCACCCTGTTCCGCCGACGCTACTACCAGAACGGCTCGCACGCCGGCTTCATCATGTACATGACCGACGCGGCGCAGAAGGAAGAGGACGTCGACGCGCTGCGCACCGCGCTGAAATCAGCCAAGGGACCGGGCAACTTCCGCAACCTGTTCATGTACGCACCGGGTGGCAAGAAGGACGGCATCCAGCTGCTGCCGGTGAGCGAGGTAGCGGCCAAGGATGAGTTCAGTTCGATCAAGAACATCAGCCGCGACGATCTGCTAGCCGCGCTCCGGATCCCGCCACAGCTGATGGGCATCGTGCCGCAGAACGCCGGCGGCTTTGGCTCACTGCGCGAGGCCGCTGAGGTGTGGGCGGTCAACGAACTGGAGCCGATCCAGGCAAGGCTGGCTCAGGTGAATGAGTGGGTTGGGGAGGAGGTAGTGCGGTTCAGGGAGTTTGAGTTGCCGGCAAAGAACTGATCACCGCCCCGATGCACCCAAGCCGCCCCTCGAGGCGGCTTTTTTGTGGCCTGAATCTAGCCGGCGCATTCCTGCCGACGCTGCAGGAGCGATGGCCTAAGCGCTGCGATATCGAGCTCGATCAGATTGATCAGCCCCGCCAGCTGCGACTTGGTGACCGATATCCCGCAAGGCAGGCCTGTGAGTACGAGCGACTCCCCGGTTTGCTCGTCCATCAACATGCAATGGATGGTCTGAGGGGAATCCATAGCGGCCGTGAACAGCAACGGCCTGAAGTGTTCCTGCGCGAGGGCGAACGCCTCGGGCTGTCTAATCCGCATCAT